GTCGGCAGCGGCAGATGTGTATAAGTGCAATCCATAGGCTATTTGGATAGCGTGCAGTGATTTGATCTACATAAACATTAGCCAGTGTATAAGGTTTGTAACTATAATAGATAGGCTCAAAACCGTTCGCCTTACAGATATCCATAAACGCTAGGACTGCATTAGTATTCGCTTGTTTATCACCACTAGCGCCGTCTTCATAATCACAAACCAAATAGCGTGGGTGTGATGGCAGATTACTGATAAAGTAATTCGCTTCAGCTTGTGCCGTTGCCACATCGCCACCAAAACGAGCGAAGTGATAGTAACCAATACAATTACTTGTGTTAGTTTGTTGAGCTACTACTGGGCTAACCCAACCCACACCCTCGGTCACTTTGATTACCGTGTTATTAGTGCCGGACGCTTGACAGATACCAGTCAAGTCTCCCGGTTGATATGCTGATACGTCGATGAAATAGGCATTTTCAGTCATGCCGTCAAATGGCAATTCAAACCACCCGACCATTTGCTGAGCTGGTGCGTTCCAATCGATATAACTGAAATTCCCTGCACTGTCTAGGTTTCGTGTGACCTTGCGTGTCCATCCACCGTTATAAAGAGCATCACCGTTACCGTCAATATTTTGCTCGATTGTGGTAACTGTCCCGTCTGGGTTTTCTGCGACCACAAAACCGATATGACCGAATTGATGATATGGCAAGCAGTTAGTCACCCATATACTGCCCACTGGTGGATTGTTAGCGCCGTTGAAATGAGTGACTTTAAGCCCTAGACTTTCAGCACGACTTAACGCATCGATGGCGTTTAAGTAGCTAAAATTAAGATTAAACAACCCTTGATACTGTAGCACATTGTCAATCAAGCTGATACACTGCCCGCTATAAGGATTGGTAGGGACAGTGACACGTTGATTGACTAAGTTATCTAGCGTGTTTAATAACTGTGTTTTTGATGTCATAGGTTTCCTTTCTCATAATTATTTTTGAATAGCCTGTTTAATTTCCGAGATAGTTTTCTCCAGCTCTTTGATTTTATTCTTTAGCTCATCAATTTCGCTTGTTGGTAATTGAGATTTTGTTACAAGTGGATCTGCCGCAAATTTATTTTGTTCCATAACTTGTAGGAAAAAGTTGTTATATGTCGGAAACAGTCCATACGCTTGGCTGACAGTCAATGATGAAGATTGTTTATCTTTAATTTCCTTGATATCGCTCCCGACCGCTTGAGCAAATTCTGTGAATTTACTCATAAGCTCACGCTTTCGCTGCATTGTAGACGTTCACAAGGTCTTCTTGTTCGATAGTATCGAGACGGCCACCCAATTCAGTCATTTTCGAGATAATACCGCTATCGGTATTGCCACCCGCTGCTTCGATGTTATCAGCGATTTCCTTGAGTGTGTTAAGGTTTTCGGGAGCTCCGCCAATAATATCGGTCTTAGCTTGGTTGATAGCTTGCGTCAAGCGTTCTTCGGTAATACCTTCCGAACCCTTATCAGCCTTGCCTGCTAGGGTTGTTTTAATCTCTTTGATATCAGCACCCACGGCTTGGGCGAAATCATGTAATTTACTCATTTATGTTTCCTTTCAAATTTTAGCAAGATTGTAGATGTTTACGAGGTCTTCCGTGGTATCACTGCCACCAGTGATTAACCCAGACTCTCGCAATTCATCCGCTAGTAATTTTAGTTTAGGGCTCTTGTCCGATGGAATAGCACTGTCTGCATTCAGTGAGTTTTTCACTTTCACCTTAAAGTTATTAGACGGGAAGATATGTCCATCTAGTTTAATTTCAAGGTAGTAAGTGCCAGTAGCTACCACGTTACCCATTGAGAATGAGAATCGACCACTCTCAACAGTAACATCTTGATAAAGTGCCACTGTTTCGTCATTGGATAGCGTCAGCTTACCAGTGCCAGACAGCTCCATGCGTTTTCCATCAGCCCCTAGAATTTCAAAACCAAAGACTGAGGTAACATCCCCAGACTTGAGAATGTCGCCCCCTTCGATTTGGTTGATAGAGGTCATGAGTTTAGCCATAGGCTAGTCCTCACGAGGTGCGTGGTAGTTTAGTGCTCGTTCGCTGTCAGCTACACCCTTGGTCGTTGGGTCTGTAACGATACCAAGGATTACCAAAATCACAACGAAAGTATTAACGCCTTCTTGAATGTTATGTGGGATTTCAAGCCCGAATTGTTGCAACATCAAGAAAACTGCTGAGATAAGAGCTACCAAAGTAGCTTTGTTTTGTAAGCGTAGTTTAAAATTAATCATTTTTCTTCTTCCTCCTCAATTAAGTTAAATTTATCCTTATCAATATTTTTCTTGACAAATCTGTCAATGAAGGGAATTTCAACCCCTAGAGCCGATAAGCTAGCAAGAATACTAGCCCCGTACGCTGATAACATGGCGAAAATAAAAGCATCCATAGCACCGCCTAGATTCATAAAAACCATAAACGGATAGGACACTGTTACGATAATCAACATAGCCGTGTGGCTCACCAACCCTTTTCGAAACCTACGGCTCGAAAACTCATGGAAAGCCCATGACCTTGAAACGCCCAACACGATATCAGCAACGATAACAAGCATGAGCAGAAACACCCAGAGGTGTTCGTCTATACCATGCTCATAGAAATCTTTGACGACTTCAAACACGCCAAAGATGCCGTCTGGTTTGTGCATTTAACACTCCTTAAAACATTTATTTAACCCCCCATTTTTAAACGCATTACGCCTGTGTAGTATCAGCCAAGATTTCGTCTTCAACTTTATAACGCAAGTCACGCAATGCACGTTCGTCTGTACGCATTTCTTGGCGGTGTTTAGCGTAGAGTTCAGCGTTAAGTAGATTCTCTTGAACAGTAGAAACTGCATTGGAATCTACGCTGATGAAAGTCTGTTTTACAAGGATTGTAGCTCCTTCTTCTTCGACGTTAAATTCTGCATTGATTGTGCGTTGTTTTGTGATTTTGAGTGACATAATTATTTTCCTTTCTTAATTATCTTCAGTAAGATATGTGACTGTGCCGGAATAGATAGCACGGTCTTTAGATTGATTGGTAAGCCTAATCGAACCGTCTGAGGCAAGGTGCCAGACTGCCACACCAGCGTGGCTAGTACCGATGTTCTTATTAGCGACAAGGTGCACTTCCGTAGCCGGTCTAAAGCCCTCTGGAATGGCATTGTTATCCATTTTCCCATATTCATAGACACCGACCTCGTTAGCATCACGAAAAAGGCTGGCAGTTACTACTGAGCCTTTTTTGACGAAGAACGCTCTAACGCCCCAACCAAAATCAACCGTTCGTTTAATAAATGGTGGTTCTGGCTTTTCTTCTTTTTCCGGTTTAGGTGTGTACTCAATCCATGAGCCGTTAGAATTGCTAGTAACTGTGCGTTTAAACATACGACCAGATACAGTCGTTAGTGTTTGGTGGTATCCAGAAATGCTTTCCACGACTTCCAAATAAGCACCCTCGCCCGATGCGGGATGGTTTTTGTAATTTCCTTGAATCGAATAGAAACCAGTAGTTCTATAGTCGTTTAGGTTAGCTACCTTGTTATCAATCGCTGCACCGTTTGGTTCGGTCAACTTATGATGTTGTATCTGCTTACGGTCTGAGTAAATCAAACCATTAACGTCCAATGCTCCCATTTCACGGTACTTCCCAATACCGACGCCATCACGTTCGTAGCTCATTACCACTTTATCTGTTGATACCGTGATAACAAATTCTGTGTATGAGAATTTATCTTCAACACGCCCCAGCACTTCCCACGAGGTATCGGCTGGATATTTACCGTTTAGATTAGCATCCGAGCCATTTAATTCAGAAATATTCTGCCACTCGTTCGTGCTATCAGTTGTGTAAGTATCCGCACCTACTTTCCTTGTTTTAAAGGTCAGCTTGGTTGTGTTTTTTTGCGTTCCATTGACGGATAAAGCTGCAACTTTTAAAAAGCGTTTCAGCGTGATCGTATCTAGTTTTTCACCCGTTCGTTTTGCTTCAAAGCGTAGGGTTGGGTTGAAATAGGCTAACACCGTTATAGGTTGTTCTCGCCAATCAGACCACAACCCACGACTGTCTTGGACTTTAGCCCTAACAGTCATTTGTTTGTCAGTCATCGTTGTCGGTACAGTTAAGATACCGCCGTTTGTTTGAGCCGAGGTGTTTCCACTAACGATTTCCGCATAGTAACCTGTGATGGAAGCCCCCGCTGCACCTCTAGCACCGTCAAATCCTACTTTGATACGGGATAGCGTACTAACGAAATGCGTTGGGCTTGGAATAAGGTTTTGTGTTACTGGGTTTGTATCTGATAGATTGAAACCAGTGAAACCGGGTTTGAAAAGATTGGTCGGGACACTGACCGTGATTTTTCGAATATCCCTCCCCCTCTCAATCCCGTCAGCGTATGATATGTAAGTTATCGTTCCCGTTCCACTCGTCGAGTTTGGGAATTGATTAGCGATATCAATAGGCGGTGTCCATGTATAGCTGGTATCGATATTATCCCCAGCGATTTTCTGCTCCCAATCCCCAACACGAACCCAGATAGAATGTCTCATCCACGCTTCACGTTTAGTGATGTTGATGGTCACTGGTTTGGCAATTTCAGCCGTCACATCCGCACCGTAGCTGGCACGGGAGATGGTAGTTAGAGCGTAGTTCCTTCCCGGAATACTTGTATTGATTGGGTTGCTCCCACCCGTGCTATGAAGCTCCCCACGGTATACAACGGTACGTGTACCATCTCCGTCGTGTGCGATGGTAACCTCTTGGTCAATCAGTGCTTTCGTCTGATTCGGCGTCTGCATGTCTATCGTGCCAGAGTAGGTCAAACGTTTCCCGTTATCGTACTCAATAAATCCCGTACAGGGAATATTGGAAATTCTTTGGTCTCCATTGCTCAGAAACAATTGGAAACGCACTTGAGAGGTGTTGTTGTCGATATTCGTGCTAACCTCATAGCCTCGAATCTGTATATACGCCCCAGTCATTAATAATTACCTCCTACCCATTTAATTACGTTTCGGTTTAGGTCAATCAAATCTTGTTCTTCACGATAGTATCCAATTTGAATAGCTTTCGAAAAAATACCATTTTCAATGTGGATAACCCCTTTGTCGATATACATGACTTCAGTACCCGAACTGAACATAGAGATACGCTTGTCTGAAACCATCACCGAGTTAGAACCGTCATTCTTACCAATGCTCAAGCCCTCGTTAGATGCTCGCATGTAATTGTCAAGGAAGTTCCAACGCTCCGAGGTTTCGCCTAAGTCATTTTGCAGTTTTACAATCCGCTGACTAGCTTCAACCAAGGCTTTTTCAGTCTTATTCTTGTTCTCTTGATTCGTTGACAAGAAATCTTGATAAGACTTCACCCACTGGTTGACCACTGACAAGCTAGCTTTAGCTTTCAATTCTGCTTGTACGATTGAATTAAGCTCGTTCAGTTTGTTAATCTGGTCTTGCGTCAACGCACTATCAGCCTTGCCGTCTAATTGGCTTTTTAGGTCTTTCGGTGATGCTTGCCATGCTCGGTCAGTCGTTCCCTCGTAGCAATCCAATTCAGTGAAGAATAGCAACGACTGACTGCCGTTAGTAGTACCAGTGTTATCGACACGAATGAACCCTTCATCACATTCGCCGGAGTTAAAAGTGAAGTGAAATTTCTTAACGCCGCTTGTTGATGGCGAACCATCGAAATGCTTGACATTGACCACCTTACTAAAGTCTTTAGTCTCGTTTGACTTGCGACCAAGGAAATAGATATCCATTCCCTTTAGGTTACCGCCTGCCAAAATCGAAATGTTAAGTGAATAGTTAGCATTCCGTTTCACTGGAAATCTCAACGTGGCGCTAGGCGTTGTTGTTGTTGTTGTTGCTAACACAAACATAGGTTTCGAACCGTTGTAATAAAATGAATGACTTGACACAGATAAATTCGAGTTAGGTTGTGATGCTTCCCAATAACCCCAACCATCCAAATTATCCGGAAATGCTGAGTTACGAATTAAATTCTCACCACCGACTGACACACTGCCCATCATGTCATTCCATGAATAATCAGCCGGGTTAGTGCTATCTGTTCTATCAAAATTAGTACATACACCCAGATAACGCTTACTGCCGTCTTGTGTCAGACTGAAACCAGTTCGACCATCGGCACTATCAGCGTAGGCAAAATGGACATAGGGTGTTCGTCCGTCTGCTCCAGCCTTGCCGGGGATACCATCACGTCCATCGCTACCCTTCCACTTGGACCAGCGATAGTCTTGTGGGTTTCGGCTATCCATAGCATTGAAATCTTGGTACATACCAATAAATGCCTTGTTAGTGTCGGTTTGGCTAAAACCACTACCAGACACCGTGTCAGCATAGGCAATGTGGGTGTACTGTGTTTTACCATCAGCACCTTTAACCCCAGGAATACCTTGGTCACCTTTAGGACCTTGCAAGCCTTGTGGACCGGCAGGACCAGTTAAGCCACGTTCGCCTTGTAAACCTCTATCACCTTTTTCGCCCCTATCACCTTTCGCACCGGTATCAC